CTCAAATCAGGACCTGGTTGCTTGATCCGCCAAAGCCGCCCTTTACTATTTGCATTGCGGAATCAGGGCAAAAACATATTTTGCCCTGGGCGTTAGAGGCAACTAATCGCGATTATTTCCCAGTGCAATTTGAGCTTGATACGTTGCATATATATCGATCTGCTTTTACGCATTTACTCGCACGGTACGAGGAGCTTATGGCTATGGGATTCTCAAAAACCGAGATTAATAGTGGCAACTATCGCTCTGACAAATTAGCTAAGCGCATCAGTGAGTACGCAGCATGTGAGGCTGCGATCGCTGCTAAGCGTGGTAATCGCTTGCTAGATTTGGTTAGCTATGTTGCAAAAGTATCAGAGTAAGATATGGCAGACAGTAAATATGAAAAACTGTATATTTTGCAAGAAAGAATTTGATGAAGGTAAAACAAAACGGCTTTGCTGTACTAGATCGTGTGCAGCAAAGTTTTCCACAGAGAAAAAAGGCGGATCGGCATGGAAACAAGAAGAGATCGAATATCTTGAAGATAATCTTGGTGTTTTGCCTTTTCCTGTATTGGTTAAATCCTTTAAGAAATGGTCTAAAAAACAAGGCTACCCAGAACGGACAGATACTGCGATAGAAGTTCAAATCCATCGCATGACATCTAATTCCCCTTTGAGCCGCATATGCACTGAAGATAATTTTACTGTGTACGAACTGTCGAGAGGGCTAGGCTTATCAAGGGATCGGGTTCGTTCATTTGTCCGCAATGGGAAATTGCAACCCCGCAAAATTGCCAGAAATCAGAACGCAGTTAAACGTAAAGACGCGATCGCCTTAGTCCTGAATAATCCCTCGCATTTTGCTAACTGCGATCGCGATAACTTATTCTGGCTGCTAGAAGATGCAGAGCTAGTCGAAAAAGTCAAAAACTCAGAGCCGTCAACTAGAGGTTTTCGCCGTGCTGTGCGTTGTTATGCTCCTGATGGCATTAGAGTTTATTCTGGTGTAAAAGAAGCTGCTAGAGCTAATTTTGTTAAACATAGCTGTATATCCCAAGCGATCGCTAGGGGTGGTAAAAGCGCTGGTATGAAATGGGAGTGGGTAGAGTAAAGGCGTTTCACATTTGCTAAACTATTAGCAAAATCATACTTACAAAATTATGGCAGCCAAGAAAGATCCGCGCCTTGAGAAAGCTGGTGTTGATGGTTACAACAAACCAAAGCGCACTCCCAAGCATCCTACTAAGTCTCATGTAGTTGTTGCTAAGGTTGGTTCAGAGATCAAGACGATCCGTTTTGGCGAACAAGGTGCCGAGACTGCGGGGAAACCCAAAGAAGGTGAATCTGAAGCGATGAAAGCAAAGCGCAAAGCATTTAAAGCGCGTCATGCTAAGAATATAGCCAAAGGCAAGATGAGTGCGGCTTATTGGGCGGATTTAACGAAATGGTGATCAAAAAAGGAGTTATTACAATCCGTAATAACTCCTTTTTTGATTCTGGCAATACACTGAAAGCTATATGTATTAACAGGTTGAGGCGAAAAAGTGATAAAATATTAGAAGCGAATCGCAAGGTTTGAAGGTGCGATCGCTTATCCACATTACCTACAGCTACTAACATGAATGATTTAATTCTACTTGAATCTGTATCCGCACGCAATGAGAAACTATCTAATCTTAGTCAGGACGCATCGCTAGACCATCTGAATAGAGCTAAGTCTCTAGTCATGGCAATGTGGCAGGGTACAGGCGTGGCAACTACTGAACAGATGGCAGGTTACTACGAAGTTTCTATTGACACCGTAAAAATGATGCTTACTCGCCATCGCGACGAGTTTGAATCTGATGGAGTCAAAGAGATTAAGGGTAAAGACTTGAAAGCCTTATATAGTCAAGGTAGTAACGGGTTGTTACTACCAGAAAAGGCTACTCGTTTGAATATTTGGACACCTCGCGCCGCTCTTAGATTGGGAATGCTTTTGCGAGATTCTGAGATTGCTAAGCAAGTCAGAACACTTTTGCTTGATGTTGCGATGCTAGTCCCTCAACAAAACGATCGCCTGCGTGAGTTGGAATTGATTAACGAAAATATGCGGCTTGAGATTCAACGCATGGATCGCATGAGTTCGATGACTGCATTGCATGGAGTTCCTACGACTTTATGCTTGATGGGTCGTGATAATGCGATCGTTGAAGTTGAAAAGCCAACTATTGAGGTTATTGACGATCGCCACAATCAGCAAACTAAATACAGTGGTCAAACTTGCACCCAACTCAAAGACTACATGAAGAAGCGATTTGGCATCACTTTTAGATCGGGCGCTGATGTCCAACGGGTACTAGAAGAGATTGAGACTAAATTTGGTGTCAGCTTGCTTGCAGAATTACCCCGCACGGTGACGACTACTTACATTCCTGATGAACACACATCTAAAGCTATTGAGTATCTTCGTGATGTCAAAAATTGGCAGATGTTGATCGGACAGTAAGCTAAAAACATCCGCGCCCTACGATATCGCCATCATGGGGCGCGATGGTGTTACAATCGCTGTAAATTCGTATGTCGATTTATGGCGAAAAGTAAAGCTAAGTTATCGGATGTCAGTGAACAAAGGCGTAATGCAAACCGTCACACCGTGCGTGGTTCGGGAATGCTCGAACACTCAATACGCAAAAACGGCGTTATTAGTGCGATAACCGTAGCTGCGAACTTAGAAACTTTTGATGGCAGTAACACACTTGCAAATTGCTTAGATATATTTGGCGATGAAGTAGAACCAATCTTTGTCTATACCGATGGCTCTAAGCCCGTTGTTCATGTGCGAACTGATATTGAGACAGCAGATGACCCTAAAGCTGTAGAGTTGGGAGTAGCAGCCAATCGTGTTGCTTATGTGGATTACGATCCTGATGTTGAGTTATTGCTAGAGATTGACGAACAGATCGGGCTAGGTGACTTGTATTTTGAGGATGAGTTAGCGGCGTTGGTTGCGAGGGATAGTGAAGAAGAGACTCCAGATTTTGAGCCTGTAGGCATGGATGAACAAGGCAAGCTAGACCAAATACAGCCTAAAGAGATTGATTGTAAATGCCCTCAATGTGGACACGATTTTATTAAGTTGCTATGAGTAAAGCGATCCTTAAGCTTGATTGGTGTAGTCATGAAGCAGCTAAATATGCTTGTGAGAATTGGCATTATTCTAAATGTGTTCCAAATCAAAAGACAGTCAAGAATTATTTAATCCTTATGGGTTAAAAAGTACACAAGGTTGTGAGCTAGTTAGAGTGCAAACGTGTATGGGGTGCTTATAATGAGATTATCGAAGATGAATCGAAGATAGATCGAAGAAATATAAATGGCAGGTACAAAGCCTAAATATGAATGGGAGAAAATAAGCAGGGAATATATAGAGGCTCCTAGCGATGATTTGCGCCCGTCTTTGGAGGACTTAGCAAAAAAGTATGGTGTAAAATTTGGCTACATCCAACAAAAGTGCGCTAAAGACAAATGGGTAGAGCAAAGCAAAATGTTTCTCAGACGTGTCTCTGAAGAAGCGCAAAGCCAGAAAATATCAAGCTTAGCCAGTGAGCAAACTAAGTTTGATGCTGATATCCTGATAGTTGCGAGGGGATTGCGTAGGCAGATAACAGGGCATTTGAGTCGATCTATTAACACAGATACACTGATAGATCCAAAAGATATAGGATCGCTTACTAACTCCCTAGCGACAATTCAGAAGATAGGGCGCACATCGCTTGACATGGATAGCTGGACACCTGACAAGATTGTAAATGAGGCTTTAAAACTTGGCTACATCGTTGTTGATCCCAGAATTAGCACCAGTGACACAATCGCGGATGGAAAAGGCGATCGCGAATCAGCAAGCAAAAACCCTTTCGACAATTTCTTATCAGAGTCAACATCCGAACTTCCAGATACTGAAGCATCAGAGAGTGTATCTTAATGACACAACGACTCGCTATATAGCTTTGTGTGCTGGTTTTGGAGCGGGTAAGACGCTAAGCAGTGGATTGAAAGCTGTACATTTATCATATTTAAACTCAGGATATCAAGGCGCGGTATATTCCCCATCGCACGGCTTAGCTATGGATACGATGGTTCCTGCTATAGAATTTGCTCTTGAGTTAATGCCTATACGATGGGAATACAGAGCGTCGCCATTACCTAAATTTATAGTGTATTGGGATGACAAAAACCCATCAGAGATTTTAGTTAGAAGCTTTGAGAATTGGCAGAAAATCCGTGGTTTAAACCTTGCATGGGCGATCGTTGATGAAATAGACGTAGTTAACCGCAAAATCAGCGATCAAGCTTTGCGGTTACTAATGGGGCGTATTCGTACAGGCAATGTAAGGCAGTTAGCTTTTAGCTCTACTCCTGAAGGGTTTGGGCTTATGTATGATTTCTTTGTTACCGATGCCAAGAAAGGCGATCGCAGAATCATCCATGCAAAAACAACGGATAACCCACATTTACCACCTGACTACCTACAAGATTTGTTAGCTAATTATCCAGCTAATTTAGTTGATGCATATATTAATGGGCAGTTTGTCAACTTAATAACTAAAACCGCTTATCATGCTTTCAACCGCGCTCAAAATAACTCATTTGAATCAGTACAACCAAATGAAAGACTGCATATAGGTCAAGATTTCAACGTAGGGAAAATGGCCAGTGTCGTATATGTTGAACGCGATAAAAAATACCATGCTGTTGATGAGTTTTTTGGTATGCAGGATAGCTCACATACAATCGAATCAATTAACGAAAAATACCCTAATCACAGTAAATTTTTATATCCTGATGTATCGGGTAATCAAAGGCATACATCAGCATCGCAGACAGATTTAAGTTTGTTCAGTCAGGCTGGATTTCAAATAATTAGAGGTACGACAAATCCAGCAATCAAAGATCGGGTAAATGCAATGAATACTGGCTTTTTAAATGGATTAGGTGAAATTCAATTATTTGTGAATGTTCTTAGATGCCCCAACCTGACTAGATGCTTAGAGCAGCAAGCAATAGGTGCTGATGGTAAACCAGAAAAGAAAAACGATTTA